GAGCATACGGTTCATACCCGTAGTGTCGAGAGTTCGAATCTCCCTTCCGCTACTTTATTTTTATTTAAGAAAACCTTGTGAAGCCTTGATTTTACTGAAAGAAAGGAGTTTTTGAATGGTGTCTTTTCTAAAGGTCAAAATCAAAGGTAACACTAAAGGTAACACGAACGGATGTATGGACGCTTAATGCGTTCTTTTTTTTTGTATTTTTTGACGGCAAACTGTCGGAATCGTGACGGTTTTGCCGCCTTTTTTTATGCAAAAATATAATCAAAGGGAGGGATGGTGGTGTTTTCAGATGAAGTTCTTGAAAAAATTTTTGCCAGAAAAGAGTTACAGTCCTTGGACTTGTCAACGCAGTCGTCTATCATACACGCAATAGAAGATGTTTTAGAGGAGGTCAAACAGGATGAATATGAGCGGAGCATACCAGAATCCGATTTATAATCAGCAGATGCAGCAATACGGGCAGCAGTACGCATACAATCCGTATATGAATCAGCCACGCATTGATAATACACAAAATTATATGCAGGCACCGCAGCAAATTCAGCAGCAGATCCCGGTTCAAACTTTTGGCATAAATGGAAAAGTAGTTCCGGCGGTAGAAAACATCACTGCCAATGATGTGCCAATGGATGGCAGCGTTGCATTTTTCCCAAAACAGGATATGACAGAAATATACGCTAAAAGTTGGAACGCAGATGGCACAATTCGCACAATCGTTTTTAAGCCAGTTTCGCATGATACTGTTAGCAATTTATCGCATGATACTGAAAAATTGAAATTTGACCTATCAGACGAGTGCACAGGTGCATTTATGCAGAAGTTTGATGAACTTTTTGGGAAGATTGAACAGATAGAAAACCGATTAGATAAAATTCCAAGCAGTCAAAGAAAAACTTCACAGGTAAAAAAGGAGAGTGATCCAGAATGAATCCGGCACAATTATTGTTAAATCAAATGATGAATTCTCCGCAGGTTCAAAACAATCCTATGGCAAAAAATGCCATGCAAATGTATCAAAGCGGAGATACAGGTGGACTTAAGACAATGGCAGAGAATCTCTGTAAAGAAAGAGGAATTACGGTAGATGAAGCAAAACAGAAAGTTATGAGCATGTTTAATCATTAGTACATTTTGGGGTGCGCGCAAAATAACCGGTTATCCCATTTGTAAATAGATCAGATGGAGGTAAACAAAATGTTTAATGGAAATGCAATGCCTAGTCTTGCTGATATTGCAGCAGTGACAGGAAACGGAAGAAACAATGATGGCATGTGGGGCGGCGATGGCTGGTGGGCTATCATTATCTTCGCTATGATTTTTGGCTGGGGCGGCTTTGGCGGCAATGGCTGGGGAGGAAACGGAGGTATGGGAGCGACAGCATCTGCATACACCGACTCTGCAATTCAGCGTGGTTTTGACACGCAGGCTATCATCGGAAAGTTAGATGGTATCACAAATGGTCTCTGTGATGGATTTTACGCACAGAATACCGCCGTTATGAACGGTTTCCATGGTGTAGACAATGCAATCTGCAACCTTGGCTACCAGACACAGCAGGGATTTAATACCACAAACGTGACACTTATGCAGGCGCAGAATGCTTTGCAGTCCCAGTTGGCTAATTGCTGCTGCGAAACCAGAGAAGCTATCCAGGGTGTGAACTACAATATGGCGCAGAACACATGTGCACTGCAGAACACCATGAACAGCAACACAAGAGACATTATCGACAGCCAGCAGGCAGGAACAAGGGCAATCCTTGATTACCTGTGTCAGGAAAAGATTTCTTCCTTACAGGCAGAAAATAATGACTTAAGAAGAGCCGCATCACAGGATCGCCAGTCTGCATTGCTCACTACTGCAATGTCAGCGCAGACACAGCAGATCATCAACGCTGTAAATCCGGCTGCAATCCCGGCATATGTTGTTCCAAATCCTAACGCTTATGCGTATGGCTGTGGATGCAACACAGGATGTAGCTGCTAAAAGTAGCTGCTACACAAAATTGAATAATTGAGTATCTTAATTGAGTTTAACTCGATTATGTCTGCTGTGCAGTATTGCTTATAAACACAAAGGGCAGACTATAATGTTTGCCCTTATTTTTGAAAGAGAGGTAAATAATTATGGCAGAATTTACAGGAATTGCAATTCAAACTGTTGCGCAGGGAGAAGATGTGGCATTTACAGAAACTCCGGCAAGCGCAACAAAATGTATTGTTCATAGACAGGGAAGCGGCATTGTTAAATTGAGAGGACTTACAAATCAGTGCCGGGCAAGATTTTTGGTATCTTATTCTGGAAACATTCAAATTCCTACCGGTGGAACAGTTGAAGCTATTTCACTGGCTATTGCAATTGACGGAGAACCGTTGCAGTCAACTCGAATGATTGTTACACCGGCGGCAGTTGAAAACTTCTTTAACGTTTCGGCGCAGGCATATGTGGACGTTCCTCGCGGTTGTTGTGTTACGGTAGCGGTACAGAATACGTCTACGCAGGCAATCGAAGTTCAGAACAGCAATTTAATTGCGGTCCGGGAAGCATAGGGGGGCGGTTTTATGGATATTATGAGAATGCACGACATGATTGAAAAACTGTCTGAATGTGCTAAATGCGAAATTGACAAAGGAATTGAAAATATAGACCCGTGTGAAATGGGACAGGTTACAGACATGATGAAAGACCTTGCAGAAGCAATGTATTATCGTACATTGATGAAAGCAATGGAAGAATCCAGTGCAGATGAAACAATGGAAATGTTTGATCGATTCGATGACGGCAGAAGATTTTATGATAACTACCGCTATGCAAACGGCAGATTTGCCCCAAAAGGAAGAGGTACGCGCCGCGGATATGAAGAACCGCCATACTGGCACATGACACCGGAAATGTACCGGGAAATGGAACACGACCGTGATATGGATCGTTCTTCCGGCAGAATGTATTATACCGAGCCTAAAATGACACCAGATGGTGGAATGCGTGATCGCAGAGAGGGCAAAAGCGGCATGAGCCGCAGAAGCTACATGGAAAGCAAAGAGCTTCACAAAGGCAATACGCCAGAAGACAAGGATGCAAAGATGCATGACCTTGAAAGATACATGAAAGAGCTTTCGGAGGATATGGCGGAACTTATCTCCGACATGACACCGGAAGAGCGCACAATGACAAAAAGCAAGCTGTCAACGCTTGTTTCCAAAATGTAATGGCAGGGGCAGAAATGCCCCTGTTTGTTTGAACATTGACAACTGAATATCAGCTAGTGATTTGTGGATTTGGAAATTTTTCAAAAAGGTATTGACTTTTTGTGCGTACTATTATATATTAAATGTGCGTACAGAAAGAAGGTGCTGAGAATGTCTCCACGCACAGGCAGACCTAAAGTTGACAATCCTATGAATGAAAGACTTTATGTTCGAGTATCGAAGCAAGAAAAAGATGAAATTATGAAATTTTCATCAGAAAGTGGATATTCCATATTAGAACTTATAAGAGCGGGGATTGAAAAGCTAAAAGGTCAAAAAAAATAAGAAGTTGCCACGCTACCAACGAAAACAACTTCTTATCAACCGAGATAACTCTCTGTGAAATATTTTATCATAGAGAGTATCTCTTTTCAAGAAAAAATTGAAAGGCAGGAAAAATCTATGAGAGAAATGTATATTGAAGAAATTACCAAAAATCTGAATGTACTCAGCGAACACTTTTTAAAATGTGTGTGGATTTTTACAAGTAACCTTGCATCCGACAAGAAAGGCGGTGCGAGATGAAAGAACGGCTGATTACAGAAATCCAGAGCATACAGGACGAAAAATTTTTGCAGTTTATTTTGAACACAATTATTTCATTCAAGAATAAATGGGGGATTTGCTGATGAATGATATTCAGATGAAACAATTAGAACAGACGTTAACCAGTATGGAAGTTTCGGAAATGGTTGGGAAGAACCACAAAGAATTGATGAGAGATATCAGAAGATATTGTAACCAAATATCAAAAGCAAATGAGGAACTTGAAGGAGAGCGCAAAATTGCGCTGTCCGATTTTTTCAAAGAAAGCACATATAAAAATAGTCAAAACAAAACACAACCTTGCTTTGACATTACAAAGAAAGGATGCGAATTTATCGCCCACAAGCTGACCGGAGTTAAGGGAACGGCTTTCACGGCTCAATACATCAATCGCTTCCACGACATGGAACAGGCTCTGAAAAATACGCAGGCTGAAATTCCGGAGAAAGACCCGTTTGCACGCTGGAGCATCGTAAAAAAGATAGAAAGTGGTAAATGGTTTAATAAAAATAACTGGAAACTCAAAATTATCTGTGACCGGTTCGGATGGACGAGAAAATTTTTATATCACAAAATTCTTGTGGAATTGTCTGACTTACATAACTTAGAACTTGTGGAAAAGTTCTATACAGTCACATATGGGCATAAACCGGAGTACAAGATGGACTTGCTAGACTACAGCAAAGAACTTGCTGGAACAGCAACAAGGTACATTAATTATTTGTTGATTGAAGAGCAAGAAGAATAACTTTAAATTTAGAAATCACTGGCTGATATTTGGCTGGTGGTTTCTTTTTTTGGAGGTAAAATATGTTTGTGATAAATGGTATTGAATGGGAAATAAAATTTGTCCGCGGTGCAAGCAGTAAGCTGATGCGATCTGATGGCTCTATCAGCCTTGCTGTGACAGATTGGAACAACAGGGCTATATATGTTTCAGATAAACCGAAAAATGGCTATTTGCGCAAAATACTGGCTCATGAACTTTGTCATTGTTTTTGCTTTTCCTATAACATTCATATGCCGATTGAGCAGGAAGAGTATCTTGCGGACTGGATCAGCCTGTACGGTACTGATTTGATCTATCTTTTGGATGATCTGATGTCAAACATTGATTGGAGGGCAGCATAGTGGACAAAATAGATGAATTGCTGCGGTATATTCACAGAACAAACCCGGAAATGACAAGGGAAAAGCTGATAAATGAACTAAGCAGAAGTGATTACGCCGCACGTTCTTTGCTTTTCACAAAAGAAGTTGTTTGTCAAGAAGAAAAATAGTAAAATGTTTTTGGGGTGATAGTATTGTACAATGGATGTCATACATCTTTTGATGTTATGAAAGAATATATGATCTATGGAGCGGAGCTTGATGAAAAATATCAGATCCCGATTGTCCCGGCATGTAGTTTGGATTATCTGCCAGAGGATTCCATAGATTTTGGAGAGAGCTTTTCACAAAAGATAAAAGGGCATAGAAAATTGAATGTGAATTTCTATATTGACGATTCAAAGTTTCAAAGACTGTGGAATAACCCGGATAAATACCTGGAACACTTGAAGTGTTTCCACTCGGTCTGTATGCCGGATTTCAGTATTGCTACTGGCGATTGTGGTATGCCGTTTGCATTGAACCTGTATAACGTGTACCGGAACCATGCACTTGCACATTACATGTTTCTGAACGGGATCCGTGTTATACCGTCCGTAGGTATCCCGGACAAAGACAATTATGATCTTTGTTTTGCCGGGTACAGTAAGGGCGGTGTGATTGCTGTATGCACAAATGGAAGAGTGCGGGCAAAGGCGGCACGGATAGAGTTTTGCGAGGGATTCAAAGTTATGATCGACATGTTGCAGCCACATACAGTGTTGATCGTCGGGAAGATACCGGATGAATTGAACACAGATGTAAAGATTGTAAATTACAAATCGCGAAATCAGAAAGTAAATGAGGAATTTTCGAATGGGAACAAGAACAACAAAATCACAGAAAAAACAGAAACAGACCGAGAGCCAGAGAAAGAGAAGAGAGCGAATTAGTCAAATTTCACAAGTTGTGAAATGACGCATAATAATTTACTGTGCATATTGTCTTTTCACAGTTGAAATCTCATTTTTCAACTTTTGAATTTTTTCTTCTTGGAAAATGGCTCGATTTTGAGATCAGAAATCAGAATTTTCACACCCCGGCGGTCTGCCGGTGATGTCTCCAGACGCGCCCCGGATGCTTCCCGGTGATTTACCGGATGCATCATGGCTGTGTATCTGGGGGAGTGTCAACGCGGCAAGATACACAGCGTTTACAGGCTTGCAACGTCGTAAAAACGATTTACAGACGTTTCGTGTTGTAAATATATAAAAGCACTGCATTGCCTTGCGCAAGCCTTAAAATGGCTTATACGTGTTTACTTAAGCGCATTATATGACAGGGCGTGTATCTTGTCAAGCTGCAATATATCCGGACACTGGAAAAAGCCGGGACGATCCCGGCTTAAAACGCTATATTCTCTGCATAATCACTAATCGCGATTGCAAGCTCTTTTTCATCTTCAAAAACAATACAAACCCGGATTCCCTGATTTGTCACGTTTCGGATTTCTATTTTGTTGATAAAAAATGCAGCTCTGTTTTCATAAATGTTTAAAAACGGCAGGTTCTCGTTTTTAATTCTATCACGCGCTTCATCACATGATTTTTCTAATTCCTTGATCTGGTTTTTCAAATTTTCTAATTGTGTCATTTATAAATCCTCCTTAAAATAAAATCCCTTTTTGGTAAAAACCGCCGCCGGTAGTGATCCGGCGTGCATTCTCTGCGGCGGCTAATTATAGATACAGTTCCATAAGTCCTACATTTTTATTTCTAACTAAGACAACACCCGGACGCGCCACGGAAACATATTGATTAACTATATTTTCTATTTTTTCAGGGTCATAATATGGCGCCAGTTTTTGGCGTGTGTATTCTTTCGCTTCTTCAAGTGTCATCATCTTCATAAAATCAACCATCCTTTCATCATGCGCCCTGTCTCATCGGTGCAGGTAGGGCAGTTCCTGCAGACGGCGGCAGCTTCCGCCGTTTCGACTAATTTAATTTTAACTTTCACGATCGTTCCCTCCTGTTTTTGTGTTCTTTGTTTTCCTGTTGAGATTATAATAACACTAATATTAGTGTATGTCAACACTAAAAAGAGTGTTCTTGTAAAATATTTTCATGTTGATTTTTAGAGTGATTCTATATATAATGTAGTAAATAAAAAATGTGAGGTGAAAAAATGTTTAATTATAAAATAGATGTATTAAAAGAACTTTCAAAACACGGATACACTTCTACTCGGATGAGAAAAGAGAAGATAATGAGTGAAGCGACTATGCAGAATTTGAGAAAAGGGAAGGGAATCACTACAGACACGCTTAACACGATCTGCATTATTTTAAGATGTCAGCCGTCGGATGTATTGGAAATCGTTCCGACTGATGAAGAAAAAATAAGATTTTTTTAAAACACTAAAATTAGTGTTGGCAAAATTATATTTTAATGTTATTATAATATTGTCGAAAGGCAATAGGCGAAAGCCGGAAAGGAGAAAAATGAGCGAAGATATGAGTGTATTTAAAAGTTACTTAAGAAGACTTTTGCAGGATCTGAAAGATTTAAAGGAAGTTTTAAAATCTAAGGATTATGAAAAAGCGGAAAAGATGGTCGATCAGCTGATCGATGATACTCAAAAAGGAATTGAAGACAATTAAAAGAAAGGGCTGGAGAAAATCCAGCCCGACACACAAAAACCATACCAAGTCAAACAAAGCACACGAAAGACAATTCCCAAAAAGTTGGGAAATCTTTCGTGTTTTTATTTTTGGAGGTGGTGCAGGGAAACAAGACGAATTTACAAAAGATATACAAACCTACGCAAGATAAAATATACAATTTTGTTTTACTAAGGATATTATGACGCTAAGTTTTACACAAGATGACTATATTTGAAAGAAATTGAAAGGTTTATGTATATGAATAATTTAACAGTGACGGAGTATAAAAATATTCGCGTACTCACAACACAGCAGATTGCGGACGCGTATGGAACAGATAGTAAAACGATTTCATACAATTTTAATCATAACAAAGGGCGGTATAAAGAGGGTAAACATTTTATTTTGCTTGATGGAGAAGAACTCCGGGCGTTTCGTGAAATTCACGATTTGCCAAGTAATCTTAATCGTCTGTATCTCTGGACAGAGAAAGGCGCGTTTCTTCATGCAAAATCATTAAACAATGATATTGCTTGGGATGTGTATGATAGACTTGTTGACAACTATTTCAACAAAGATCAAAACGAAATCCCGAAAGATTACCCTACAGCGTTAAGGGCTTACGCTGATGCACTGGAAAGAAAACAAGAGCTTGAGGAAAAGAATAAATTGCTCTTGACCGAAAACGAGAGGATGAAGCCGAAAGAAGAATTTTTCGATGCCGTAACCGATAGTAAAGACGCTATTGATATAGGGCAGGTCGCTAAGGTTTTGAACTTCCCGGGAATTGGTAGAAACAAGCTTTTTGAAATTCTTAGAAATAACGGAATTTTGAAACAGAACAATGAACCATATCAGAAATATATTGATTGTGGATATTTTAGAGTTATAGAACAGAAATATGAAGCCAGACCGGGAGAAATCCGGATAAATATTAAAACCCTTGTTTTTCAAAAAGGTGTTGATTACATTAGAAAAATACTTGACAAAGTAGCATAGATAAATAGAAAGGGCGGCATGAAAATAGCCGTCTTTTTTGTGAAAAACATAGAAAATATTTGTACAAAATCAACAAAATTTTAAAGGTGCAAATTAGAATATAATCAAGATAAAAATGATAGAATTGTACCAGCTTTGTTGCAATGCAACACCTCTGCAACAAATTGCAACATTTTTGCAACGTAGAGTAAGACACTAGAGTTAGAGAAAGATTATATTCTCTCTTGTAATATTAAAAATATATATTATAAACAAAGCAGTATATTTATATAAATAATATATAATATACAGGCTTAAAATTTAATTTTAAAATATATCTTGACAAGAAAATGATAGAATGATATTGTTTTATTAAATTAAAAACGCATTCGGGCAACGGGCGGAGCTGATCCGTCGAGGTCCCGAAAGAAACGGACTTCATGCAGCCGGTACAGTCGAGATCATCATGATCTGATTGTATCAGTTGCATTTTTTATTTTAATTATTCCAGTACTGGAGAGAGGAGATGTCGATCATGTCAGCAGTTGAAACGCAGGAAGTAAATAATACAGTTGATGTTTTTAAAAGTGATATTGACATGTATATAAATCTCTGGATGGAAGAGAGACATGTAGAGGATATATGTAAAGTATCGCAGAACAGATGGTATAACTGTTGTAAATATGTCTATGAGAATGTATTTAAAGTTAACCCAAAGTACCTAAAGGATGATAATAATATTAATAATGCCTATGATACAGATAAGGTTAACGAGGTATTAGATATATATATAGACCTGTGTAATGACTACGAGAAAGTAGTGAATATTGTTGGGTTTACATTCTTTACCGGAATACATAGAGATACATTAAATGGCTGGGTCAATGGCGTGCAGCTAGGCTCATCAGGCTCCGACATTTGCAAAAAGATTGACCAAATGCGGGAAGAAAGTCTTGTAGGTTTACAGATCTCCGGGAAAAACAATCCCATGTGTTACATGCCGTCACTCAACAAGTATTGCGGCTTTAATATGCCCGGCGTAAGAGACCAGGGAGCCAGAGCAAGAGCATTGACAGCTTCGGAGCTCCCCAAACTGGGAGGCGGGAATTGTGCGAGATTGCCGGACAACTTTGACAATTCAAGCCCAGATAATGGTGAAATCGTGATAGACAATTCAAACAATTTAAAGCCCAGTGTTTAAGCACCTTGAGCCGCATACTTTCGTTTAAACAGTTTAAGAAACTTAGGTTTAACGAATAGTTAGAACACAAACAGAGAATTGTACGAACAATTCAAACAATTTATCAATGTTCAAAGCATGATTCGGCATGGAGGGGGAGGGGGTTTGATAGGTTGAGAAAATCAGCACTACTAAGTCCTTTAAATATCCTCAAAAACAAAAAGAGATTGGATGGAAAAGTATGAGAGTAGTATCACAAAGCAAAGACGTTTCGCTTGATTTTGACCGAGCGGTATTCACAGCAAATCATGGAATGATAACTGCTATGGTTGATGGAAAAACGTTTACCATTGGGACGTATGCAAATTTAGGTAGAGAAAAAGAAGTATTCTCTGATATGCACAAGACATTTTCGGCTTTTCAAGTTATTAGCACAAACATGGATAAACAACAGGTGGCCGAAATGTTTGCAGTATCTAAAAACATATCGATCAGATGCGTTGAGATGAATGATCCTTGTATGGGAATAACTGTATTTGATAACATGGTCTATTACATGCCGGAAAAGTAGTGTTAATATAGCGCTATCGCCAAGCGGTAAGGCACTGGATTTTGATTCCAGTATTCGCAGGTTCGAATCCTGCTAAAGAAACTTGTGAGAGGAAAACAACCATGGTAATTATTAAAACGATTATATCGACGCTGGATGTTATTTTTATGCTGATACTATTTGTATCTGGCAGAGAATCCAAAGACAAAGAAACAGCAATTGCATTATGGGTACTTGTGATGTTACTGTTGCTGAACATGTTTCTGATGTGGAGGTAACAGAATGTTTTATAGTCCAATATTTGGTATTTGCTTTCAGCTGCCTATCATTTGTGCAGAGGAAAGAATACATATAACAAAATCAAAGGAACCGGACAGCACCGGAGATTTACTCAATCTGGATAGTGACGCTGAGCACCAGTCTGAGAAGTCGGAGCATCCAGTATAGCTTAAGTCCACTGGCATTCGGTTTTTGCAAGAAAAAACTCGGCGCAAGCAATTATTCGGTGTTAGTGGACGTCGGCAAAATAAAAAGATCAAAAATACTATCATAAGCGGCGCGCTATGCGCGCTGTGACGGAACGTAGCTCAGAGGAAAGAGCAATCTTTTCATTCTTCCATGCTCTAATGAATTGATAGCCGCAGGTTCAAGTCCTGCCGTTCCGATTGAGAGATAGGTTTAAAGCTTATCTCGGAATACGAAAAGTTCGTATTTCTCCTTTCGCCACTAGGACGATTCTGTTAAGGGCGGTGCGAGACAGTCTGGTGGTGGTCGCCGCAGATAGCGGTATTTGATGTAAGCCTATATGGTGATGAATGATGATTGTTCCGTAATTTGCTGACAAGCAATCCATATAGCAGTCAGACTTGATAGTTCGGGTGCCTATCCCACGGTGCCTGAGCTGTCAAAGATATAATTCCCCCATATAGTTAGGCAGTGGCAGAATGGGTATTGCAGGTAAAGAAACCTATCGGTAAGAGTGTTGCCAAGTGGCAGACGGGCGATCATCCGTAGTCAGCAACCACACCTTTTCTGAAGCCGATAATGCAAGGTTCGAATCCTTGCCTGTCTAAGCGGTCAAATTATGCTGTTTGCTTGCATGCGCTCTATGGTTTGGCTGTAATCGGCATTTTGTATGCCTAGTGCAACGCATGGCACGATAAACATTATTGCTAACCGTCTGATGGCGGTTTCGGAACGTAGCTTAATTGGTAAAAGTGGCGTGTACACGGAAAACAACAACGAGAGCCGGATTGAAGGTTCGAATCCTTCCGTTCCGATGGTGCCAAGCTGATCTGATACTGTATGCGTAGCGCGGTCGCGTACAGAGATATGGAGTGAGGTGTCCGCGCATTTTGGGGAAGCGGCAACGATTGGCGGTGTTGCGGCTGAATGTAAATCAGTTTCCAAGTGGTAAACAATAGAGGTTCGATTCCTCTCTTCCCTATTTCACTCAACTCCCTAAAAACACTGTTTGGCAGGTGCGTGGTAGACAGTTGTAATGGATGGGTTGTTTAAGAAATCGCACCATCAAGATGCAGTGTTCCCATAATGGAATTGGAGCCGGTTGCTATCCGGTCGGGCGTTTATTCGCCTTGTAGGTTCGAATCCTACACACTGCGTTTGCCCGAACAAAATTGGGTGTTGATGTGTGACGGAATAGGTAAACGGAATTGTCGTAGAGAATTGGTTGAAACCGACAACATAGATGACCAGATTGTACACTCCTGCGTGGTGCAAATCCACGCCACATCAATTCCTTATCTTCACTTAGTCTGGCACTACTGCAATAGTTCAGGTCGATGGAAGATGTATGGATGGTAAGCGGTATCATTGGTAACATAAAACCCTTCCGTGAATAGAAATTGCAGATTTGAAAGCGGTTGGCATGGTTTGGTATGACAAGGTTCGATTCCTTGTGCCGCTATTCGATGGTTGGTATTTTTTACGCAAAATGGGGTGTGAGTATGTATTTTGAATTTGTTTATGTTGGCTATTCAACAAAGCAATGCGTTGAGTTTCTTGATGAAATCAAAGAAAAATTAAAGGCACATGATAAGAATTTTGAATACGACAAAGAACATTTAGTGATTAAGGCTGAATTATTCAAATGCAGTGCATTACCCATATATTCCGGTCGTTTATCCTGTCTTGGCATGGAAAATGCAGAGTATATCTGCAAAGAAACTGCGAGACCAAATGATTATATTCCTTGTCCAGGAGAATGTTTGAAGATAAAAGCCATTTTGGAATATGTTTCCACAAGATTTAGAAAAACTCCAAAAGAAAAGACAGAAAAAGAACTGGAAGAACTGATTGACGTTTTGATTGAGGTGCGGAAATGAGATTATGGAAAATTATTAAAAAAATATTCAAGAAAAAGCAAAAAGCAGATCCTACACCGCGCATTGAGAAAGATACGAAATGCGATAAATGCAAATACTTGCAAGAGTGTATTGACGAGGGGAAAGTCATAGATTGCAGAAATATTGAAGATACGAGAAGCCATTACATTAAAGGTCTTGGTTCTTATGTAAAATGCGATGGTGTTGAGGTGTGAGTATGGATCTTAATGTGTCAGAAGATCAGAAAAAAGTTATTGAATTGCAAGGATATATGGTTGTCGAGTTCAAATTATGGTATCGAAAATTAGGAGAAATGATTCTTGAGTATGCCGTAAAAGTAATTGATACATGGAAAGCAATAGTTTTGTTTATACAAGAACAGGCAATTAAGGCATTCAAGCATATCAAGGATTTTGTGGAACAGCTTTCAAACGAATTGGAGCCATATATGAATTCCTTGGATTATATGGATTGTGAGAAAAAGAAATATCTGTTTGTTCGGTCACTTGGAAGAGCATATGAAGCGAATGTAAGAGGAAAAGTTATTTATCACAGATGCAGGGATAGGTGTTGAAAATGTGTGATTTTTGTAATGGGAAAGAATCATATAAAACTGCATATGGAGAATTTAAAATCAAAAAATTGGGCTATATAAATGTTATTCAATGCCATATTGATAAATGTCCACAGTATGCTAAATGTTGTAGCAATGGAATGAACGTAGCGATAGCAATGGAAATTGAATTTTGCCCGATGTGCGGCAGAAAGTTGGCGGAAGAATGACGTGTTATGATTGTGCTTACCTTGGATTTGATAGAAACGAAGTTGTAGGGATGGCTGAAATGTGCAACCATCCGGGAAAATGGATTCCTGGTGCTGGATTTGCTGACAGTGAACATGAATGTGAATTTTTCAAAAAGAAATCTGGAGTTTCTAAATGGGATTCATATTCCGAAGATGAAAAAGAAAAGGCCAGGGAATATTTCCAAGAATACTATGTTCAAAATCCTGTTGGCGATTTAACATGCGAACAGGCTTGGGCACAGTTCGTTGAATATTTAAAAACTACTGATTCAAATGCATGATTTGATAGGAGTATTGAAGAATGAGCATGGCAGAAGTAATTGAATCAATAGAGCGTGAAGCACTTAGAGAAGCACAATCGCGCGAAATAGTCGGTAGAAACGGCGAGCCTATAGATTGTTCCAATTTAGAAGATGAACTTGTTATTGTGGCAAATAACGAGGCAGACAGGCAAAAACTTTATGAATGTTTTTATAAACAAGAGCCTATCGAACCTAATAATAAAAAATGCAACCTGACCTTTTGCCGATATAACACAGACAGAGAATGCACTAATGACGAAAAGAGAAAAGAATGTGTCGAAGTGGCTGAAAAGGTTTTATGCGTAGATAAGGAGAAATTTATGGATGAAATAAGAGAAGCTGACGAGAAGCAAGCAGGAAGGTGTTGTGTGAGAATGGAAATGATTATTGATTTTATAAAATCGTGGTTTTACTATCCGAAGATGAAAAAGTATTTGAAAGACAGATGTTGCATTTACTATTCGCAATCAAGGCTTAATTATGCGTTGTGGCATTGTAAATTCTCAAAGAAAATAGAAAAAGCAAAACAAAATATCGACAACAACGATATTTCAGAGTGGACTTGTCAATATCAGCAAGAACCAATAATAAGAAAATAAAATAATATTACCGGCTAACAAATGGAGTTAGTCGCTACCCTAAAACAGTTATAGGCAGAGGTCAAGGCACTTCTGCTTTTGCGGAGGTGCTTTTCTTTTGGCAAGTTCAAGCCTAATTTCCACAGTAAATGGATATGAAAATTACATACAGGTGCATGGCGTTGATGAACAGGTAATAGATGCCATGGAAGAAGCGGCAAGGGTAGCCATTCTGACGGAAAAGGATGTTGAGTATGGATTAAAGGTTTCTGCCAGAGCGAAAGAACTGACGGAGCAGTTTATATTTCAATCTACAGGTGGCACACCATGGGATTTAGAGAAATATTCATTCCAAAACAAGGTATCTTATGAAATTCTGGACAAATACTACGGAATTTTGCTTTTAGAAGCGCAAAACAAAGTTGTGGATAGTGCTTTCCAGTATTTGGAGAAGAAGAGAGAGCCTAAAGAGCGGTTTTACATGCCAAGAAGAAAGCAATTCTTAAAAATCGGACTCATAGATGCGCTGCAAGGCATGATTGATGATAGATATGACATCCTGTGCGTATCACTTGTCCCGGGTGCAGGAAAAACAACGGTTGAAAAAATGTTTCACGCTCTTGTTGCCGGATGGTTTCCGAGAGATTTCAGCCTCTTTTATTCACACAGCGGTGATATTACCAGAATGTACTATGACGGTGTGTACGATATCGTTACAAACGAAGAAGAATATACATGGAATGAAATTTTCCCAAATCTTTCCGTGACAAGCACAAATGCGAAAATGGAGCAGTTTAATGTCGGGAAGTACAAATCGTTTCCATCCGTACAATGTACGTCTGTTGGTAGTAAGAATGCCGGTAAAGTAAGGGCTTCTAAGTTTTTACTGGTTGACGATATGATCGGCGGTATTGAAGAAGCAATGAATCCCATTATCCTTGATAAATTGTGGGATAAATACGCTGTAGATGCCAGACAGAGAAAGATACAGGACACGGACGGTAAGAACTGCAAGGAAATACATATTGCCACAAGATGGAGCGTACACGACGTCATAGGGCGCATACAAAATATGTACGAGGGTAATCCGAGAGTAAAGGTTATTGCGGTACCGGATGTAGACCCAGTTACAGGAGAAAGCAACTTTGAATATGAGTTCTCCGGTTTTACAAAAGAATTTTTTGAAGACCAGCAATTATTGATGGACGACATATCATATAGATGCCTTTACAAACAGGAACCGATTGAGCGTGAGGGATTGCTGTTTCCGGAAGATAAAATACGTCGGTATCTTAATTTGCCGCATGGAGAGCCGGAGATTGTAACCGGCCAGTGCGATACAAAGGGAAAGGGAACAGACTATTTTGTTCTGCCTGTATTGCAAAAATACGGAGAAGATTACTACTGCGTGGATTGTGTTTGCGATAACACGGCAGATTATGAGGTTCAGTATGAAAATGCAGCAAATGTTTTGACAAACAACAAAGTTCAGGAATGTGAATTTGAGAGAAATGCCGGAGGGGACCGTGTCGCAATGGAAGTAAACAAGCGAGTGGAAGCCAAAGGATGGATATGCAATATCACAGATACACCGACGGAGACAAATAAGGAAGCAAGGATTTTTCAGTGCTCAAACTGGATATTGCAGCACGTTATATTTAAAGACCCATCATCATATAAGCCGAATGAGCCATACGGAGTAATGATGTCTCTTCTTAAGAGATATTCAGTATCCGGTAAAAAGCAGTTGGATGATGTGCCGGATGTATTTTCAAACTTTGCGCTTAGAGTGACAAATGGAAGGAATGTAGCAAAAGTAGAAGCAGCAGTGAATCCGTTTAGGAGGTATTGATATGGTAAACAAAGATATTTTAAATCAATACTTAGATTTAAGAGAAGAAGTAAAAGAAGTAAGGAATAAAATTGAAAAGCTTGAAAAATACATAGAAAAAATTGAACAGGAAGGAACGGTTATTGATAGCGTTTCTGGCGGAAATGGTGGAAACCAACATTTTAAAATAGAAGGAATACCATTGCCAGAATATAGGCACAAAAAAACCTTGTTATATTCCAGAAAAACCACCCTCGAAATTTTGGAAAACGAACTTCTTGAAAAAACAAATGAAGTAGAAGAGTTTATTGCAAATATAAAAGATAGCAGAATTAGAAGAATAATTAACCTTAGATTTTTAGAAAATCAATCTTGGAATAAGGTTGCCGACCAAATAGGAGGCAATAACACAGAAGACAGCGTGAGAAAAGCGTTCGATAGATTTATGAAAGAGTAAAGTTGTCCGATATGTCCGGTTTTTTTCTGATATAGTTATAATCGAAGAAGTCAACAAATAGTTGAACACTTTACCATCCCCCATTGAAAGAGCATCGAAGAGAAATCTCCGGTGCTTTTTCTTTTGAAAAGAAAAGAGGATTTTATGGTATATACACCAAAAACAATATATTGCCCGCGTTGCGGAAGAAAAGTTGCCACACACGATGGGCGTTCAACAATGAACATTTCTGTGGAATGTAGGAAATGCCACAAGAAAGTTGTTTTTTATCCGGAGAATGGAAAGACGAAATTAAAATCTCTTACAATCCGGTCAACATCCAGTGGGATGACGTTTATTTAGGAGCCAATTATGAATAATAAATCTCTCCAAGACCTTGTTAAGGGATGTTATGGGCGAAAAATTTTATATACTGATGTTGAAACTATCACAAAAGACAATATTGTCAAGGTGGTTGGAGACTGCATCGGAAATTATTATTACAACAAAACCATCATAGAATACCTATGGCGGTATTACAAAGGAGATCAGCCGATTTTATACCGATTAAAGGTACAAAATGCTGATATTACAAACAAAATAGTAGAAAATCATGCGTATGAGATTGTTCAGTTCAAAGTAGGACAGACATATGGCGAGCCAATACAGTTTATCAGTCGAAAAGATGATGATGAAATTAATCGGGCAGTGGATGCGCTGAATGACTATCTTGTGGATGCGAATAAACAGGAAAAAGACATTAAAGCAGGAGAGTGGCAGTCAGCAACCGGAACATCTTTTAAGGCGGTAAGATTTGCAAATGGAGAAATACCATTTCAAATTGTTGCGCCTACTCCAATGAATACGTGTGTTATTTATAATCGGAGCACGGAAGAACCGGTGGTTGCGGTGCAGGAGCTTAAAGACGAAGATGGAAGATGGTACAAACTGTGCTATACGGACAACTATTCATGTAAACTTCAAAACGGAGTAGTTTCTGAATGGAAATTGCATGCATTTGGAAGTATACCTATTGTTGAGTTTCCAAATAATCATGAGAGAATTTCTGATATTGAGCTTGTCATAGGTATTTTGGATGCCATAAACAATATGCAGTCAAACAGAATGGATGGAATTGAGCAGTTTGTTCAGTACTGGGTTAAGTTTGTGAACTGTGAAATCGACCAAAAAACGTTTGAAGAGATGAAAATGAGCCATGCTTTGACGGTAAAGTCCAATAACAAGGATAACAAAGCCGATGTTGAGATTATGACGCAGGAACTAAATCAGAGCCAGTGTCAGGTGGCAAAAGATGATTTGTGGGACAATGCCTTGGCAATATTAGCAATACCAAACAGAGAGTCCCAAAACTCTGGAGGAGATACACAAGGAGCAGTATCATTAAGGGCTGGATGGGATTTTTCAAAGACAAGAGCAAAATTAAAAGACCCAATTGTGAAATCGGCAGAGAAGAGACTTGCAAAAGTTGTCTTAAATGTAATACGCGTTAAGGACAATGATTTGAAATTGTCAATGAGGGATTTTGATGTGCAAATCAATCATAGCCCGCAAGACAATATGTATACAAAGTCGCAAACACTATATCAGCTTTTAGAGTGCGGCATACATCCTCTTATTGCCATTAAAACGGTGGGGCTTTGGGGAGATGCTGAAAAGACATTCCTCTTGTCTAAGCCATATATAGATGCGTTGTGGAAAACAATTGATAATGCAGAAGAGCAGGAACAAAAAGCACAGGAAATTGTAAACCAATTAAATAAACAGCAAAATAAGACAGCTACCGAGTAATCGGTGGCTGTTTTTATTTTATAAAAATTCGCAAAGTTGTGAGCGTAAAAATCAACAGTGTCATTCGGTGTCGTTGCACCGCAAAAATTCGTAAAGACATATCGGAGGTAATCAATGAAAAGAGAAGAGTTAATTGCAATGGGTATCAGTGAGGAAAATGTTGAAAAAATCATTGCTGATTACGGCAGTGCCGTACAGAGAGAACAGGCAAAAGCAGCAGAGCTTAAGGCAAAGGCAGACAGCGCAGATGAGTTGCAGAAAAAGCTGGATGAAATGGAAGCAGGAAACCTCACGGAACTTGAAAAAGCAAACAAGGCGTTAGAGACAGCAAATCAGCAGATCGCAGATATGCAGAAAAAAAACGCCATCAGAGATCAGCGCGAAGCATTGATGGAAAAGTTAAAAATCAATGCAGAGCAGGCAAAATCCGTTGTCAAGGATAATGGAAGCCTTGATTATGACGCTCTTGGAAAGATTACAGCCGAAAAGGAAACCGCGGCAGCGCAGGCAAAGGAACAGGAGATTGCAAATAATTCTGAAAATCCGGGCGGCGGTACTGCAGGTGGAGAAAATAAAAAAACTGCGGACGTAGAGAACGCAGAAAAAATCAGTTTTGGCAAACCTGCAGAAAGTGCAGAAGCCAAAGACCATTATGTTTTATAGGAGGTAAATTATGGGAAAACCGATTGAAAGAGACTTTACACAGAGTAAAGGAATTTTAAAATTCTTTCCTTATGAGGGTGCGGCGTGTATCGTTCCGCAGACAATGGTGTCAAGTGCCGATGCAAACGGAAAGAAGATTGCAAAGGCAGGGACACCGTTCCCAAGCAATGACGAATCTTGCAAAGGGTATCTTCTGGAAGATGTTGACGTAACAATGGGAGATGCGCCTGGAACTTATGTATATCAGGGTTCTATTGACAGCGCAAAGGTAACAGCGAACGGAGTGACCGTGGAAGCAACTGCAAAAGCAGCAACACCGCGTGTTACTTTTTTTGATTAAAAAATGGAGGTATTAGAGAATGGCATTACCATTAGCAGAAGCATTTACCGCAAGAAGTCTTGGGGTTATGTGGAATAATTATAAAAAAACGCTTGGTTCTGCACCTTACTTAGGTAGACAGAAATTTGGAACCAGAAAACAGGACAGCCTTGAACTTAGATTTATCAAAGGGAAAAACGGTCTTCCGGTATCCTTAAAGGCATCCAATTTTGATGCGCAGGCAGAGTTAAGAGATGTCGGTGGATTTTCGGATATTCAGAACGAGATGCCTTTCTACCGTGAATCTTACATGGTAACAGAGCGTGAAGAGCAGGAGTATGCAAATTACCAGTCGGCAGAAAATTCCAACATGGCAAACCAGGTGCTTAGAGAAATCAGCAAAAAACCGATGATGCTGATTGAGGGCGCAAGAGTAGTGCCGGAACGCCAGATTTGGCAGTTATTAGCACCATCTGATGGTATTCCAAGAGTACAGGTAACAATTGGTGGCAAGAGCTTCTATGTTGATTATACTTCGGACAATGGAGTGGCGCACAAGAGAGATCATTACAAGGATATTTCCGGAAGCGATACTGATAAATGGTCTGCACCAGAAACAGCAACGCCACTTGACGACCTTATCGAGATTAAACGTGAGTTTGCAAAGAAAACAGGATATTCCCTTGCACGCTTTAGCATGAATACAGAAACATGGGAAATGGTCCTTAAGGCGGAGGACACAAAGAAACAGGTGCTTGGAATTATTGCTTACAATGGCGGTATTCGCTTACAGCAGGGGCAGGTTACAGAGTATCTTAGAGGATACGGCATCGAGATTGAAGTTTACGACAAACTTTGCATCGACCCTGCAGACGGTGCTACCAAATATTTTATTCCTACAGGAGTTATTTCAGCGCAGTCATCCGGCGTGTACCTTGGAGATTATGTCTTTGGAAAGACACCGGAAGAGAGAAGCGGAAGTTTAACAGACGGAAACCTTTCTATTGTAGAAACCGGCATTTCGGTATATACATACGCAACAAATCATCCGATCAACACGCATTGCATTGTGTCAATGATCGGATTGCCTACTTTTGAGGGCATGGACAGCGTTGTTGTCATGAAAGTTGCGTAGGAGGTGCGGTATGATTGCTGAATATACAGTAAAGCGCAATGGAAGATGGTATAAAGCAGGAGATGAAATCCCGGACATTGTTCCGGGAGAGAAATCTTCTGGCGAGTACACCAAGACAGAGATTAACAGAATGAGCACTGCTGATTTACAGGCACTTGCCGCTGAACATGGGATCGAGGGTGCAGAAGAAATCAGTGGAGCGGAACTGAAACGCATTTTGATCGAGCAGTTTGGATTATAGGTAGGGAAGAATGGACGAATATACAACATTAGAGCAGGTCAAAATCAGACTGAAACAATTTCATATTGAAACCGTTACGGACGAAGATGGTGTTACTTCTGATGTTGTCGTGTTCGACCAGAAAGAAGATAATCCTTACATCGAACAGCTTATCAAGCAGGCAAGAAATGAAGTGGTAAGCAAGCGGAATTACCCGGAAAGCTACACGGATGAAAAAATATCCGAAGACTTGAAACAGTTTGAGGATGTAATCGTCAATTTAGCCGTGTACGACCATTCACAGGCAGGAGAAGCCTATATGGCAAGCTATTCAGAAAACGGAGTGAGCCGTAGCTGGAAAGACAGGGAAAGCTTGTTTGTCTGTGTATTTCCGTTTGTAAAATCATTATAACTCATCGATTTCGAGGAGTTTAGAAGATTGTGCGTTACGTTTTGCCGATGTTGGCAAAACGTAGCAGGCGGCACACATTGAGCGGTGGTGGGCGGTGTGCCATAAAAAATGAAAGGCGGTATATGATTTGACGATTGAAATATCAACAGCAATCATTATAAGCGTGCTGTCGCTTGGTTTTTCCGTCTTTATGGGCTTGAAGAGCAACAAAAGGACAGACAACACGGATCTTGAAGAGCGCGTGCGGGAGAACACACGCATTAACATGAAGTTGGATGCCATTTCAAACAACACGACCGAGATCAAAAATGAAGTATCTGAGATGCGAAAAGAAATAAATTCTCATGACAACAGAATCATAAAGGTGGAGGAAAGTGTGAAATCGGCTCATCACAGAATTGACGGAATAGAAACCCGTCTTAATGATGACAAGGAGGTTTAATCATGGATATTATACAGTCTGTAATTGCAAATATGACAATTATTCTGGCAATCATTGGTGCGCTGGCATTTGTTGTGTCTGTGGTAACACAGGTAATCAAAGGTGTAGGCGTATTTTCTAAGATTCCAACGGACATTTTGGTATTTGTTCTTTCTATCGGAATCACGGTCGCTGCGTTTGTGGCATACATGCAGTACATCCAGACATCAATTTTATGGTATATGATCTTGGCAGCTATTATTGCAGGATTTATTGTTGCGTTTGTCGCAATGTATGGATGGGAAAAGCTTTCTGAGCTGTGGAAACGGTTCGGCAAGGATGTGAAGTGAAATGCTTGAGATCAATAAGCAAAAAATGAGTTATTCGCAGCAAAGCGGCAAGGTGCCGGTATATGTGACGGATGATGATGGTAACATCGAATATTCTTCGTACACGGATTCTGATGGAAATGTAATTTATTACCTTGATGAGGATGGAAACAAAATACCGAAAACAACCGGAGAGTATACCACAGGTTATGAGAAGCCTGTGGTTTTTTATTCTTCAATCAGCAATAAGTTGAGTGAAGCACTTATAAAAGAGTTTGGCGTTGACAATTCCACAAACTTTGTTCAGATTGTCGAGGACAAAGGGAAACTTCCATTGAGCGTCGGCTCCTTGGTATGGAAACGGTCAGATGTAAGGTACAAAGATGAAGAGAATACAATCGTTGATGAAAATTCGGCTGATTACATCGTAAAAGGTGTCGCAGACGAGGGATTGACGGTTGATTTGTTCTTATTGCAAAAAAATGTGAAGTAGGTGCGGCATGGGAAAGAAAGTAATCACAATGAGCCTGTCTGAAAAGTCTATTCAGAACGCCATACGAGAGCTTAGAGCCTATAAAAACAGCTTGACATATAAATGCCAGCTATTGGCAGAAAAACTCGCGGAAAAGGGCGTAGAGATTGCCAGAGTACAAATTGCTGACCTTGACGCAATATTCACATCAGAATTGATTTCCAGTATTCATTCAGAATACAAGGGAAGTACCAAAGGAGGCGGGATATGGGCGGTAGTTGCCGGGACGGACCATGCAATGTTTGTTGAATTTGGAACAGGAACCGTAGGACAGCAAAATCCTTATCCAGGGAAACTGCCGGATGGCGTTTCGTGGCAGTATGCAAGTGGAAAAACTATCCATCAGATTTCAGATGGAAGATATGGATGGTTTTATCAGGACGACAATGGCGATTGGTGGTTTACAGAGGGAATGCCAAGCCGACCATTCATGTATCTGACCGCAAATGAGTTGCGTCAAATTGTTACACAGACAGCGAAGGAGGTGTTTGGATAATGAAGTACAGGAAAAAACCGGTAGAAATTGAAGCTATTCAGTGGACTGGATTAAATCTCGAAGAAATAAAAGCTTTTGTCGGTGGTTCATTAATCTATGATATTCTCGACACAGCATGGGAAGTGGGTAAAGGTAGACCTCATGTATTTATAAAGATAAAAACATTAGAGGGTGACATGACTGCATCTGAAGGAGATTATATTATCCGCGGTGTGAGTGGAGAATTATATCCATGCAAGCCGGATATTTTCAAGAAAACATATGAGGTGGTTAAATAATGGCAGGCAACCAGTGGGTATTTGACCTTGAAACAAACATTTTTTCCAATGTGGTAACGATTGCCAAACCAAAACTCCAGAAGAAATACAAAAGCATGAATTTTGAAACTGCATTTACAACGGTTGAAAAGAACCTTGATAAAGACCCTGTTTTCCCGACTATTTACATCCATGAGATGCCGGGGCTTGAACGTGGGGCAGATTTAGAGGGCACATCCGTAAATGCGGTGCAGGAAACAATACAGGTTGACGTCATTACAAACACAAAGCAGAGCGATGCAAAAGGGATTATGGCTATTTTAGCTGATGCCTTTAAGCAGATGCGATTTCAAATCACAGCAATGCCGGAGTTTAAAAATGACAGTGAAAAAAAATTTAGAAGCGTTGCAAGGTTCCGGCGGATAATCGGAGCCAACGACAGATTGATGTAAAAGAGCCGAAAGGCTCTATTTTTTATGCACCGGGTGCAAAAAGATGCGCCCGATAACCGCATTATTTGGCGGTAGAAAGAGAGGTAAAAATGGCAGAAGCAGGATTGTCTACGTTAGGAATTACGTTTGGCTATGGCACAGAAGCGACAGCCGGAACAAAGCCTACATCGTTTAAACAGCTTACAAGAATTAACGCAATCGGCGGTATTAACATTGAGCCGGAACAGATTGACGCATCTGCATTAGAAGATGCTATTACCAGATATGTAAAGGGTCGCGCAGATACCGGTGGCTCTTTCCCTATCACGGTAAACCTTACGGATGCCACAAAGGAAGAGTGGGAAGCACTTATCACGGCGTATAAGGCGCTTTCCGGCGGGAAAAGAATGTGGTTTGAAACTATTATCCCGGGATTTACCGACGCGTTTTTTGTTGTGGCTCAGCCGCCAGAGCAGATTCCACAGCCGGAGATTGGTCAGAACGAACTTTTGACGGTTGAAATGAATCTTACCATTGAAGAATACAAGGGCATGGACACCGCTGTAGCTTTTACACCGGGGGAATAACACGTCAGTCGAATAGTTCGGTTGGATCGGCTGACGATAACCAGACAACCGAGCCAGAGCTTGAAGAAACAATTTAAAAGAACAGGGCGGTCTTCGGACTGCCCTTTCCCTATATGAGAGGGAGAAAGGGAAAGAAAATGACAAAATTAAAATTTGGCGAGAAAGAATTACAGATCAAGTTTGGATATGAAGCAACCGTGAAAAGCGGAATTATCAAGAAAGTAGCAAAATTAGACCAGATGGAAGATATTGAAGCGGTTGACGAAATCCTTTTATTTCTTCCAGAGTTAATCCTTGTAGGCGCGCAGAAGTTTCACAAAGAGGAACTTGGATACAATCCGGACAATGAGGGAGAAAAGGAACAGCAGCTTGGAAAAGTATATGCCATGCTGGATGATTACTTTGACGGAGAAGATGCAGATGTTCAGGTACTTTACAATGCACTTTTAGCGGAGCTGCTTGAAAACGGTTTTTTATCAAAATTGCTCAAAGCAGATCAGAAAGAAGCGGAGAAGAAAACTCCGAGGAAAAAGTAGAAGAACAGAGAGAACTTACATGGGGAACATATTGTGCGGAAATCCGCCCGTTTTGGCTGTTAGTAACCAAGGGATATGGATTTACTGTACATGACATAGACATGTCGTGCCCGGCTGACTTACAGCCATATGCAGATGCATACAGCTTGGAGAGAAAACAGCGGGATAATGAAATGTGGATGTGGTTTGGAACATACGGATTGTCTGCGGTATCGGTGGCAGTAGAACATTGCCTTGCCGGACGAAAAGCAAAATCAAAGTATATTAAAAAACCAATCAATGAGCAACAAGGGAAAGATGATTCAGAAATGACGGAAGAAGAAATAAAGAAACAGAGAGAGCTATTTGTGGCAAAACTTAAAGTCATGCAGTCAAACTATGAGTTGAGCCACCCAAAACCAGAAAAGAACTTGGAGGTATAAATATGTCAATTAGAATTGGATCTGCAAGACATGATGAAAATGGGAAATTGACCGGTGGGAGACCGGGAGATCAGACCGGAACAGAAGTAAGTATGCAAAACTTTTATGTTCATAAAAAAGGATGGTATGTGTTAAGGCCAAAAACAAAAGATATGGCGGATAAACTGGCAGAATCAATGATTACAGCGTGCAATAATGATAATATTGGCTACTGTCAGGGACACCGGCTTGGAATTGTCAAATATGGTATTAATTCAAAAGTAAAAACAGAAGCAGATTGCGGCACAACGGTACGTGCATGCATTATTCATGCAACTGGAAAAGATGTTGGAAATTTCACCACAGCAAATGAAAAATCTGTACTTCTTTCTAGTGGCATGTTTGATGACATTGGAGGTTATGCGGCAGGAATGGTTCTTTACAACGGAGATGTTATTGTCACAAAAACAAAAGGTCATACAGCGATTGTGACAAGCGGAAACCCTAGAAAAAATGTAAAAGATCATTTAAACCCATACCCGGAACCTGCAAGGATTTTAAAGAAAAAATTCCCTTGCATGAGAGGGGATGATGTGAGATGGCTTCAGACGGAGCTTATTTATCACGGATGCCTGGATGAAAAAGATAAAAAGGGAAACAGTAATGTGGACGGTATTCTTGGAAATGATACGGCGACCGGTATTGGAACATTCCAGAAAAAAGTCGGAATTACAGTAGATAAGAAATGCGGACCGGTTACAAGAGAAAAATTAAAAGAGTAGATCAAGGACGGTAAGGTGTCACAGCCTACCGTCTTTTTATTTTGCATAGAAAGTTGGTGCATATATGGCAGACATTGATGAATTACAAATAAAAATCAAAGCTGACTCTGCAAAAGCAAGTAATTCCATAGAAAGCCTTGTAAACAGCATGAATAGGCTCCGGGAAAGCATATCGTTTGACACTGCAAAACTTTCAAATATTGCAAGCGGAATCAGAAGCATTTCCGATGCGGCTACCGGATTCAAAGGTGGTAAATCTTCGGAAATCACATCAATGGTGCGGGCACTCAATAAATTTTCTGGTGTTGATGCAAATTCTATCCACGGAATATCTTCTGCTGTGAGAGATCTTGCATCTGGAATAGCAAGTGTTAAGGCTGTTGATACAAGCGGACTCATAAGCATGGTGTCTGCGTTGTCAAAAATCGGTGGCAAGGCATCTACACAGGCGACAAAGAATTTACCGGCTTTATCTGCGCAGTTACAAAACTTTGTACGTCAAATGAACAAGATAGGTGCATTGAATTTTGATATGACCAACATGAGTAATCTTGTAACGTCCATATCAAGGCTTGGAAGCGTTGCAAGCGGTCGCGCGGTGACTAATATACCTTTGCTTGCTGACAACCTCAAATACCTGTTTGAGACGCTTTCAAAAGCGCCAAATGTATCTTCGAATATCATTAAGATGACGCAGGCACTCGGCAATCTTTCCAACAGGTCTGGTGGAGCAATTTCTGGGTTAAATACCAGCATCAGTAGTCTTTCCGGTTCTTTCCTTGGATTTAAGGCATCCACAGGGAAAGCATTGATCGGACTCAAGTCATTCACAAGACAGATTTTGTCCTCTATGGGGATTTATCTTGGTCTGTACGGAGCGATCAGGGGAATAAAAAATGCAATCGACATATCATCCGCATTAACAGAGGTTCAGAACGTTGTTGATGTTACTTTTGGGGACATGTCAAAGAAAGTCAATGAATTTGCACAGGACTCTATACGTCAGTTCGGTATGTCAGAACTGACACTGAAACAGACGGCAAGCCGATTCCAAGCAATGGGAACAGCCATGGGAATTGACAGCAATTTGATAAAGAAAGCCAATGAGTTCTTGAACAAACAGACAGATGGCTATATTGGTCTGTCTGATTCCATGGCTGATGTGTCTTTAAATTTAACAAAATTAACTGCTGATATGGCTTCTTTGTATGACGTAGATCAGGATGTTGTGTCGCAGGATTTAGCTGCAATATTTACCGGACAGACACGTCCATTAAGAGATTACGGTCTTGATCTTACACAGGCAACCCTTAAAGAGTGGGCGATGAAACAGGGATTAGATTCTGATATCGAGTCTATGTCTCAGGCTGAAAAGACAATGCTCCGGTATCAGTATGTCCTTGCCAATACGCAGACAGCGCAGGGAGACTTTGCGCGTACTGCTGATTCATGGGCGAACCAGATCAGAATTTTAAAACAGTCATTTGAACAGCTTGGCAGTGTTATTGGTGGGGCATTAATCAATGCTTTTAAACCATTCGTAAAAGCACTCAATTCCGTTTTACTGGTTGTTATCAGCTTTGTTACAAAGGTTACAAACGCTTTAGGCGCAATCTTCGGATGGAAATATGAGGATTCCGGTGCAGGTCTTGCAGATAGTTTTTCAGATGCGGCAGAGAGCGCAGGCGATGTTGCGGACAGCACAGGACAGGCGGCAAAGAACATTGACAAGATGAATAAGGGTGTCCGTCAGTTTGATGAATTGAAACTGATTACAACAAATGATGGTTCTGGCAAAAAAGGTTCGGGCGGTTCCGGCGGCGGTGGCGCATCAGGCGGTGCCAGTGGCGGTAAACTTGTCAAGACAGATACTATTTTTAAAAATTACGAAAGTGATATTAAAAATCTGAAACAACTTGGAAAATACATCAGTGATGCCTTATCAAAAGCTATGGAGTCTATCAACTGGGATAAGATTTATTCCAAGGCAAGAAACTTCGGCAAAGGCTTGGCAGATTTCCTCAATGGTCTTATCAATCCGAGATTGTTTGGAAATGTAGGAAAAACGATTGCCGGGGCACTGAATACGGCGATTTATGCCACACTTTCCTTTGGTCAGACATTTGACTGGTCAAACCTTGGAAAATCACTGGCAGAGGGAATAAATAAATTCTTCAAAACATTTGATTTTAAAGCACTTGCAGAAGATATAAATACTTGGGTACAGGGAGTTTACAAGACAATTAAGACCATGATTGAAAATATCAAGTGGTCTGATGTTTGGAAAGGCGTAAAAGATTTTCTTTCAAACATTGATATTGAGACAGTTGAAATTCTTCTCGGAGCGTTTGCTCTGAAACTTGCAGGCAAACTGTTAACAGGGAAACTTCTCAAGGAGACTATTGGGAAATTAATAGGAGCGAAATTCACAGCCGCTTTTGGTTCAACGGCGGTAAAATCATTGCTCTCTTATGCAATTCCTATTTCACTTGCTGTAGTAGTGGCAACGTTATCTTTTACGGTTGGAAAAGATAGCATAAAAAAAGATGTTAATAATTTAAAAAAAGCGTATGAAAAAGGCGGTTTTCTGCAATATCTTCAGGAAAGTTTTAAACAACTTCTTAATCCATTTGAATGGATTAATGCATATGGCGGTGGAGTTTTGAGCCATGATACTGTGATGGACAAATTAGGCATTGGAAATGGAATGAATGTTGATGAATTTGTCAAAAATCTGCCTAAAAAGGAAGATTACAAATCATTAGATGATTTCCAAAAAGCATTAAATGAGTTCAATGATAATATGCCTAATAAATTAAATGTACCTGACAGCTTTGATCTAAAGGCGTGGATAGATGAATGGAAGAATATAAACGGATTAGATGATGTAGATTTACGAGCAGATGTTGTTCTTCCAAATTTACAAGAGAAGATTTCCGAGTTCAAAGACAATGTCAAAGAATGGTGGGGATTGAATGTAGAACTTCCAGTTCATAACAAATTGACAACTACTCAAAATGATATTTCTTTATGGTGGGAAAATGTAAAGGAATATTGGGGAGAAAAAAAGCTTTCAATACAGACAGAAATAGGAGAAATAAAAGGTAAAATAGAAGAAAAGTGGAATGAAGCCTTAACTTACATTCAGGAGAATATTTTCCCGTGGTTCACAAAAGAAAAGTGGATGGAAGTAGGAAATGGAATAAAAGAGGGATTATCTGCTAAATGGGATGAGTTTTCCGATTGGTGGCAAAAGACAGGAATATATAACTGGTGGGAAAATCATGTAAAACCTTGGTTTACAAAAGAAAAATGGGATGAACAGGGAGACGGAATGAAAAAAGGTCTTTCTGAAAAATGGGACGAATTTAGTAACTGGTGGAGTACATCTGGAATTGGTTCTTGGTGGACAAATCATGTCGCACCGTATTTTACGAAAGACAAATGGACATTCAGTGGCATTTCTGACGGATTGAAGCAGGCATTTGATAATGCTGTTGCAGGAATTAAGCAGGTATGGAATAATTTTGCAACGTGGCTTAATTCAAAACTGTCTTTTTCATGGGATTCTGTAAATATTGGTGGAAAAGAAATAATTCAAGCTGGCAATATTAACCTCGGGAAAATACCAACATTTGCAACCGGAGGCTTCCCGGAAGATGGTTTATTTTTTGCAAATCACGGAGAAATGGTCGGGCAGTTTAGCAATGGAAATACAGCGGTTGCGAATAACAGCCAAATCGTAGAAGGAATTAAAGCAGGAGTAAAAAGCGCAGTATCAGAAGCATTGACACCATATCTGTCACAAATCGCACAGAATACAAGTGAAAACAGCGGAATTAAAGTTGAATTAGACGGCAAGGTAATATATGACAGTACAGTTAAGCAATGGAAGAGTGAAGCAAGAAGAACACAGAGAAATCCAGTTCCAATATTTTAATGACAAATACCGCCACTTGTGCTAGAATTATTTTATTACAAGTGGTGGGAGGAAAAGCTATGAATGAAAAAAGTGAAACAAAATTATGCAAATACTGTCAGACGGAGATTCCAGCTAAAGCAAAAATTTGCCCTAATTGCAAAAAAAAGCAGGGTGGGGCAACAAAGTGGTTTGTTGCGGTGGTTATAGTTATAATCCTGTTGATTGCCACATTTGGCGGAAACGGAGAAAACAACGATGCAGTTGCTGATTCTACCGAGCAAAATAAAAAAGTTTCTTCTATTAGTACGGTAGATAACAAGGAAGCGACAAGAGAAGAAGTTTCTGATTCTGATTTTTTGGTAAAAGAGTATCTGTACGAAAACACAATAGGAGACACATTAGATTTTTTGATTGTAACAAATAATTCAAACACGAATGTCGCAATTTCTGGGAACGCTATAGCCAAAGATTCAAGTGGGAATTCAATAGGAGCCGCCGACATGAGCATTGATGTATTGGGAGCAGGGGAAACATCTATTGGCGTTTTCTATTTTGATAGTGTGTCCGGAATTGACAAGGTGGATTACACATTAGATTATGACGAAAACCCATATTATAAACCGGTTGTAAATGATTTATCCGTTGAACAGACATTTAATGATGAAAACGTTACTGTATCCGTGACCAATAACAGCGAAAATCCGGCACTTTTTGTAAGCGTGTATGCAATATTTTTTGACAGTAATAATAATGTGGTAAATTATAACAGCACATATATTACAGATTCAGACAATGAGATTAAACCTGGGAAAACTATTTCGGGGCAGCTTGATTGTTATGGAAAATACGATTATGCAGAGGTATATTTTACTGGAAGAGCAGATAAATAGAATAATAAACTAAAGGAGAAGAATGTATGTACGACAAAGAAAAAGGGATTTATCCATCTGGAGGATATCTTGTTGGTAGAGATTTACCATTGGGCGGTTATGTTTTTACTGCAAAAAACGGTCAAAAAGGTTGCGTTACTCTTTACAAAAGCTATAAAGATTTTAAAGAAGAGGAAATGGAATTAACCTATGAATACTTTGAAGAAGATTATCATTTATCGCTAATGGAAGATGGTAATTACTTATTGGTGGAAAATGCGACAATACAGAAAATATAAGAGGAAGCGCAGAGATGCGCTTCTTTTTTGATTTATTTAGCACCTATCATACACGGTAGGTGCTATTTTTATACCTATTTTCAGGAGAATAGCCATGAAAAAATATAAACCAATAGACTGGGGTAAGTGCTCGGAAAACCGGACACCAATAGGAAATCCGAATAATTGCCTTGTGGCGGATATTCTGCCGGACGGAAAAACTGAAATCTTATTTTTAAGTGATGATGGCGGTGTTCGTATTTGTAAATCTGAAAGAGTAACTTGATTGGAGGTGGTCGCATGGCATACAGCGGATGGCTGTTAAAGATTGGAAATTACATAGTGCCAATGTCGTTTATGAAAGCAGAAACATACAGTCCATATGTCAACATGCAGGATTTGGACGATTATACAGACGCCAACGGCTATCTGCATAGAAATGCCGTGGAGTTAAAGGCGTTAAAGGTCGAATTTGAAACCACAGCTATGCTGACAAATAAGACTTTCAATGAGGTTTTAAACAATATTAGAAGCCAGTTCACAAATGCGACAGGGAGAGCCTGCTATATCACAGCGTATATCCCGGAATATGACGATTATGTGACGCAGTATGGCTATATGGCAGATTTTCAGCCTACGATATACGGAACATATGATGGGATAATTCGTTACAATTCAGTTCGACTTGCTTTCATAGGGGGTGTGTATGGTGGTTAATTATAAATATGGCGACTTGTTCAAAAAAGATACGGTCGATAAGCAATTATCCATCGTATCTGATGATGGAAAAATCAATATCACAAATACAGAGCTACACCAAGAAAAATTCGAATTGACCGAAAGTTTGTGTTCAGAACAGGAATTGACGTTTGGTTCGTGTGAAGCTGCCATGATTAAATTTACGGTGTCAAATACATTTTTGCCAATGAAGGGCAGATGGATGACGGTAAGAATGTCCCTTGATGGACATACAGATGTCCCACTCCAGTTCGGACGATATAAGGTTGATTCTGATACTCCCACGGCAGACAGGACGTGCCGTGATGTGGTTGCATATGATGCCCTTTATGACATTTTAAATGCAGATGTGGCAGCATGGTACAACACTGTCTTTCCATCCCATAAAGAGCAGCAGAAAGATAAAGATGGAAAAACTACGACTGTTACAGTTTATGATCCGGTCACAATGAAGCAATTCCGGGACAGCTTTTTTAAGCACTTCGGGATTGAGCAGGCTGACATTATACTGGTTAATGACGGCATGTCTATTGAAAAAACAGTTGCAGTCACGCCATCCAGTGAGACAAGTTCTGATACAGAGGAATCGAGCACCATAGGCGAATCTATGAGCGGCAAGGAAGTGTTGTCCTGTATTTGTGAGCTCAATGGCTGTATGGGGCACATGGGGCGCGACGGGAAGTTTCATTATATTTACCTGGAACAGGAGATACAGGGATTATATCCAAGGAATGATCTTTATCCGGCGGATAATTTGTATCCAAGAGATCCGAAAAGCAACCGTATCGGGAAGGATTTATATATAACGGCTGAGTATGAAGATTTTCTTGTTAAAACAATCAATAAGTTACAGATCCGGGAGCAGAAGAATGATATCGGTGTGATTGTGGGTACCGGAGACAATGCCTATGTGATCGAGGATAATTTTCTTGTATATGGCAAAGGCACAAAAGAACTGAAAGGCATTGCAAAAAATATCCTTTCCAAGATCAGAGGGATTGTTTACCGCCCGTTTACAGCGGACTGCAAAGGAAATCCGTGTCTTGAGGTCGGGGATGCAGTGCGGCTGCCGACCAGATATGAACTGATTGAGTCCTATATTCTGAAAAGAACCCTGAAAGGTATACAGGCTTTGCGTGATGATTTGGAAGCGGATGGGGAAGAGTACCGGACAAACGGGGCGAACGGAATACAGAAAAGTATTTTAAAGCTCAAAGGCAAGAGCAATGTGTTGGAGCGAACCATTGAAAAGACACAGAGCACGATAACTGATGTTGAGAAGGGATTGCAGTCACAGATCACGCAGACCGCAACCGAAATTCGCACAGAAGTTAAAAATACAACGGATGGTTTATCATCGAGAATCACGCAAAATGCGAGCAGTATTACAGCAGAAGTAAAAAGAGCACAGGGGCAGGAAGTTGAACTTGCAGCAGCTATTAAAATTAATGAGGACAAGATTACAGCGGAAGTTACGAGAGCAAGCGAAGCAGAGGGCGATTTGTCCGGAGAGATAGAGGTGACCGCAACTAAGATACGGTCAGAAGTCAGTGCTTCTTTAACAGTATGGGATACCGAAGATTATGACGTTACACATTGTGGTTTCGGGAATCCACAAGATACATACCCTGCATCTTCGTATTATTCTGGACACAGTTTTTTGGATCAGAATACTGGAAAGTTTTATGGTTGCGAACCAGATGGTGGAATAAGCAGTGGAAAATACAAATGGACTCTGATAAAGAAATTTAAGCAGCTTTCATCGAGTGCGTCCAGTACGATTACGCAGTCATCAAAGCAGATCAGCTTGAAAGTATCAAAAGACAGCGTCATTTCAGAAATCAACCAGTCAGCCGAGGGTATCAAAATTAAAGCAAAACTGCTTGAATTAAAAGGTTCTATGGAAATGACCGGGGGATATATGCATATTCAAGCGGAAGAGTCTGTAGAAAACCTTATTGAATTTAAACGCAGTGGAACACTTGTACAGATGGGAACGGATGGATTTCGAACAGTGGAAGGGACGCTTGAAAGTCCAAACCATCAATGTGTCGTTCAATATAATCATATCTCACTAAATAAAGGCGCAAACGATAATGACCACATGATGATCCATTTAGACGGAGATACCGGAGTAGGTGGATTCAGAGGTGGAGTAATTAATGGATCTGACAAAAGAATAAAAAACACAATTTTAGATTTAAGCAAAAAGCAATCATCTGAGTTTATTTATTCTTTAAGAGCAAAATCGTATCGTTATAATTTCGAAAAAGATGGGTTCCATCATGGATTTATTGCACAGGATGTTTTGAAAAAAGCGGAAAAAGGGTGGAATATTTGTCCAAAAACGTTTTCAGACAGCAATGGGAAAAAGTATTACGGACTGAAATATACGGAACTGATTGCTGATCTGGTTGCCACAGTGCAGTTGCAGCATGACGAGATAGAACAGTTAAAGGAAAAGGTGGAAAATCTATGATAAATGCAAAAATTCGGGAATTTGAAAACGACATTATAAATTATGCAAATTTGTGTGAGGATGTCCCAATCGAAGCTAAGTACCTAGTGTTTAAGGATATTCTGCAGCAGATTAAGGAAGAAGCAAACAGACATGTTATAGCCGAACGGGAGCAGATGAAGCTTGCAAAGGAAAGGGAGAGTGAGGACCATGAACAAAGCGCATAGTGCTATTAATTGGGAGAATTACCCGAGTGATGAAACACCGCTTAATGAAAGCAATCTTAACAAAATGGACGCAGCTATTGGCGTTATTGATGATCGTGTAATCACTCTTGATACCACAAAAGCCACGAAAACAGAGGTAGCAACTCTTGTTGCAGACGTGACATTCGAGGAATCGACGGGAATTATCACAATCACGAAAAAGAACGGTTCCAAAGTTATGATCGATACGCAGATGGAGAAGATCGCGATCAACTTCGATTATAACCCGACTACACAGCAGATTATTTTGACTCTGATCGATGGTACGAAGCAGTACATAGACCTGTCGGCACTGATTACACAGTATGAGTTCCTTAATTCTGATACGGTAGCTTTTTATATTGATAAGGATGGAAAAGTGTCTGCCATCGTCAAAGAGGGTAGCATCGAGGAAAAACACTTGGAGCCAAACTATCTTGCAAAAATTAAGGTGGAAGTAGCAAAGGCAGAGTCAAGCCAGCAGGCAGCGGCAATGTCTGAAATAAACGCCAAAGCAAGTGAGAATGCCGCAAAAGCCAGTGAAACAGCGGCAAAAAAATCAGAGGACAATGCCAAGGCGTCCGAGACAGCGGCAGCGAAGTCAGCTACGGCGGCAGCGGCATCCGAAAGCAACGCAAAAGTCAGTGAGACATCCGCCAGTGAATCATCCGCCACAGCCACGGAGAAAGCATCGTCCGCCAGTCAGTCAGCTGATACAGCAGCCGAAAAAGCAGATATTGCAACTCAAAAGGCTGCGGAGATCATCGGTAAAGCGGAATCTGCAGAAGAAAGTGCAACCAAGGCACAGAGTTATGCCGTTGGTGGTACCGGGAGCAGAGAGGGCGAGGATTCTGACAATGCGAAGTATTATTTTGAACAGGTAAAAGATGTGTCTGAAGCTATTAAGGGCGGATTGCAGCCGAGAGGAACAGTTGCATTTGCAGATCTTCCGGCACTTGCGGATGTTAGCACAGGGTGGATGTTCAATATTTCAGACGAATTTACAACCACGGATGATTTTAAAGAGGGAGCCGGGAATGTAATTCCGGCAGGTGCCAATATTTATAAAACATCAGATGAAAAGTGGGACGTGCTGGCCGGAACTCCAGTTACCGGAATCAAAGGTGTAAATGAAGATTCTTTCCGTAGGGGCAATGTAGAACTCACAGCAGAAAACGTCGGTGCAGTGGCAACCGGTGGAGATACAGCAGAGAATACAGCAACTTTTACGAGTAGTGATGTGGCAGACGGATCAGCGTCAGCGTGGACGACTGTATCAAAATTATCAAGCGGCGAAAAACACTCTTCAATTTTTGCAAAGGTGTCACAGATGTTCAAGAATGTGCGGTATCTCTATAAAATGCTTGGAACGACAGACATTTCTAAGATTGGGAATGGTACTTGTACCGGGGCGATATCATCGTTAAACAGCGGTTTAGCCAATAAATATTTTCTAAAAGTATTAGCAAAAGACTGGTCTGGATTTGTCGGTACATTGTTTCCCCAATTTAATGTGCAAAATGATAATGTTGTCGATATTTATGCTGATAAAACTGACGGTACATATCCTGCTGTACGTGTTGCCCGTGCTAGTGCAGATTATGATGGTAATAACATTCCAGACACATATTTAAAAAAGGCGGATGCCAAAAATAATGTATCTAGCTTATCCAATACTATGACAAATTATAATGATCAGACTCCTGTCGTGCAGTATTTCACTGTCCCGGATGATGGATATTATCTTGTTACAGGACTTGTCACTTTTAGTTCAAACGCAAACGGATTTCGAGAAGCTTTTATAACCAACACAACATCTAATTATGTCATGGGACGAGTCAGAGTTCCTGCGGTATCCGGCAGTGCAGTAACTTTACAAGTAACGAGTGGTGGCACTTTCGGACCGGGACAGACCGGGACACTCAGTACTTATCAGAACTCAGGTTCAAATCTTAATGTGCAGGAATGGTTAAATATGGTAAAGATCGCACCTAAGCTGTAAAAAAACTGCATTAAAAATTAAATATAATAAAATCAAGAGCCTAAGAGCCGATTACATGACCATGTGTTGTGTAGCCGGCTCTTTTAAATAACAAGCCTACGGGCAGAAAGGAAAATTATGCACTTAAAATTCATCACAGATAACTGGCAGATGCATAATTTTCAACCAGTAATTAATTTTTTAACAAAATTTAAACTAATCAATCGACATTCTGTGACAATAAGAAATTTACCTGTCGAAACTTGCGACCGAAAGAAATTGAATGTTTGCGGGAAAATTTGTAAAATAAAATTGTCCGATAAGGGCACTTCAAGTTCTGGCTGAGGGGCGGGATAAGGCGTTTTCTTGTCCCTCAACTACAAACGAGTTTGTAATTTGTAGCAATTTGTCAAATGGGGTTGACGATATCGAACATAAGTTCTATAATTTGTGTATCGCTATCGGAAGTGCGGAATGATTGGAGGAGAATAAGATGGGGGAAAATGAGGTTGAGAATGAAAACGTAAACGAATTTTACAAGGAAAAAATTTATGAATTGGTCGCTCATTGCGATAATGAGAGGTGGCTTAGAGCTATCTTAACGTTTATAAAAGAACTATTAAAGTAAAAGAAAGCCAAGGGTTTGCGCATTGCCCTTGGCTTTTCTTTACTTCTGACTTGTGATTGAATCAATGAATTTTTCCAATGCATTCCATCCGGTATCATCCATTTTCGATAACGCCACGATCAAACGTTTTTTAAAATCTGAATCTTCACATTTAAGTACGTCTGCGAGCATCTTTGAAATCTGCTCGTCTTTGGTTTCTGGGATAAACATTTCGCCGTTTCCAGTTCGTAACCAATCTTCATTGACATTTTCATTTCGTAACATGATTATATGTTGTTCTGTTACGTTTCTGCGTCCTGATTCAATATCAGAGACACCAGACTTGGTTATTCCGAGAATCTTTCCAAATTCTTCTTGGCTTTTTCCCATAGCCTTGCGAAGTTCTTTCATTCGCTCATTCATAATCTCACCTCTCTTTCTACATAGAACTATAACATACGCAAACAGAATTGTAAATAGAAAAAGTTCGCAAACGAAACAAAAACATGTTGACATAGTTCTGAAAGCGTGATATATTATACGCATACCGAACAAAAACAACATTAAAAGTTCGGCAGAAAGGAGTGATACGGTGAGCGAACAGGAAAAGAAAGTTGTTGAAAAACTCAAAGAAGCCATTCCGAAAATGAACGACTTTCAGAAAGGCTACGTTCTTGGCATGGTTGAGGGTTCAGCAAGCGTTTCAAAAAATCAGCCAGTAGAAGAGACTGGGAACTCAAAAACAGAAGAATAGAAAACAAGATATTGATAGTTGAGAAATTTGTCGGAATTTGCAGATTAAATGTGTTTGTAACACAGGAAATCAGTTGATACAATTAATATGCGACGGCGGCAGGAAATGAGTTACATTATTGCTTTATTTTCCGCATCATCTTTAGTATTTTATTTAATCTCTTTTGTACTTTTTTAATTCCTTTGTATAGGTCGATTGTCATGGATGTTACGGTTAGAATTATGAAGAAGTCGTAACCGGTAACACGCCATACCAATAATGAGATAAGTATACTAACGATTTTCATGATAACAGTTCCTTTCATGATGGCCGCCGCCGTACATTAATTGTATCAACAAAGCAAAATAGAGACAACCAGTATTTTCCAACTATCAAGCGGTAGTTGGATTTTTTATTGCAAAAATCCGGAAAGGAGAAGAATGAATGAACAATTTAGAAACAACCAAAATGCAGACACCAATCGAAATTGCACTTGGTGTCGATGAAAACGGAATGACTACAGCAAGCAAGCTATATTCTTTCTTGGAGCTGAACCCAAGCAATTATTCAAAGTGGTGCAAGACAAACATTACTGAAAACGAGTTCGCAGAAGAAAACATTGATTTTACTCGGTTCGTACTTGAGTACGAGTCGGGAGTTGGAACTAAAAAGAGAGAAGATTTTAAATTGACTTCCAAGTTTGCTAGAAAGCTATCCATGACCCAGAAAAACCATAAAGGTGAACTTGCAAGAGATTATTTTGCAACGCTTGAGGATAAGGCAAAAGAAATGGCAATCAACCGTTCACAGCTTTCGCCACAAATGCAAATGTTTTATGCCATTGCTGATGGACAGGCAAAAATGGAACTGGAACAGAAACGGCAGGCGGAACAACTGAACCATGTGGAACGGAGAGTTGAGAGCATCCGAGAAGTGGTTGCACTTGATACAACATCATGGCGTGATGATACTGGAAATATTTTAAGAAAGATCAGCATGGAACTTGGTGGCGGGCAGGCATACAGCCAAGTAAGAGCCGAAAGCTACGAACTGTTGTCAAAGCGAATGGGTGTAAATCTGAAGCAGCGGCTGACTAACAAGCGCAGGAGAATGGCTGACGAGGGTATCTGTAAATCAACCAGGGACAAATTATCCTATGTGGATATTATTGCAGAGGACAAGAAGTTGATCGAAGGATATACAGCCATCGTGAAGGAAATGGCAATCAGATACGGAGTTGGAAAGGATTAACAGGAGGTATTCATGGATAGACAAATGAACATTGCTTTAAGAAAGACATTAGATCAGATCGGCGTAAAACATAGCCTTAAGGGTTACGGTTACATAATAAGTGCGGTTGAGAAATGTCTTGAAAACAGAAGTAAACTTATCAGCATTATTAAAGGACTCTATACTGAAATCGCAGAAGAAAACAGCGATACAGTCTGGAGAGTAGAAAGATCAATCCGGCACGCGATAGAAGTTACTTGGACAAATGGCAATACAAATGCGATCAACAAAATTTTTGGCTATACGGTTTCAGTGGAAAAAGGAAAACCGACAAATTCAGAGTTTATCGCATTAATAACAGATTTTGTTTCCTTGTATGGTGATGAGATTGCCAATGGTTCCTATAAGTGGTAGGAGTGATGTGTCTATGAAGAAGTTAGCAAAGGTAATTGAATTAGCCGGTGCGTTACTCTTTTTTCTTGGAATCAGCGCAGATGCAACAGTAAATCCGATGGTAGCTATTCCTGTGTTAGGTGGATTATTACTGATCTACATAGGATGCAAAGTGGATGGAGACTGGCAGGAAGCAGAAGAAATAGTCGAGGATCATGTTTTTAAAGATGAAGAAACAGACGATGGAATTATTTATATATGCGACAGCAACGAAGATAAAGAGAAACTTCCTTATTATAAAGAAGTTATGAAAAAGAAAAGGAATCATCCGAACCGACCAAAGCTGAATGATTCCCAATCAAAGCAATAGCATAAGCTATTTGCGCCTATTTTAGCATAAGAAAAGGAGAAATTCAAATATGAGAGCAGAAAACAATAAAGTGGAACTTACAGGAACGATTATCTCAGAGCCGGAATTTAACCATGAGGTGTTTGGAGAGGGATTTTATAATATGTACCTCAAAGTGGATAGATTAAGCGGGACGGCTGATATTATCCCATTAATTATTTCAGAGAGATTAATCAATCTGAACGATAAATACACGGGCACTGCCGTTAATGTTTCCGGTGTGTATCGTTCTTATAACAAACACGAGGAAAAGAGAAATTGTCTGTTATTATATGTATTCGTCTGTGAAATTGAAAAAGCGAATCCGGGAGAGCATACAGATTTGAACAAAATCCAGCTTGACGGATATGTATGCAAAGAACCGATTTACAGGAAAACTCCGCTTGGAAGAGAAATTGCAGATTTATTAATCGCAGTCCATCGTTCCTACGGAAAATCAGATTATATCCCATGTGTTGTTTGGGGTAGAAATGCAAGATTTGTTGGTCAGTTGGAAGTAGGAACTCATATTGAGATCAATGGACGCATTCAGAGCCGCGGATATATTAAGAAATATGAAGATGGAACAGAAGAACAGAGAACAGCATACGAGGTGTCTGTAAGCAAAATCAATGTATTAGAGGAGGAAAATTAAGATGGCAGAAAATACCGTTACAATTTCCGTTGAAGAATATGCAGATCTGGTTGCATGCAGGACGAAAGTTCATACAGCATGTGCCATTATTGCAAATGAGCACCAAAGAGACATTGAGCTGATGGGGAAAAAGGGAACAACTATTAATTCAAAAATTATAGAGTCAGCTCTTGGATATATTGACGATGAAGCATGCTTTGAAGAGGCACTTAAAAAATATAAAGAGTGGAAGGAGAAGGAAAATGAAACTGAAAATTAGATCATTACATATGGAGAATTTCAAGGGAATTAAGAGCCTTGATGTGAATTTCTCTAATAAGACAAGTATTAAAGGACAGAACGCCGCAGGAAAGACAACAATCTTCGATGCGTTTACATGGCTGCTTTTCAATAAAAACAGTGCCGGAGAGGAAAAGTTTAATGTTCGACCATTAGATAAGGACGGAAACCGCATTGATAATGTAGAAATTAAGGTTGTGGGAGTTATTGACGTTGATGGGAAAGAAGTGGAACTTTCAAAGGTTCAGAAGCAGAATTGGGTTAAGAAACGTGGTACTGATACTGTTGCATTGCAGGGAAATGTCAATTCATTTGAGATTGACGGTTATCCAAAAAGTGAAGCTGATTTCAAAGAATATATTTCCAGTCTGGCACAGAGCGAGGATATGTTCAAGATGCTGGCCAATCCGCAGTATTTCTCTTCCATGAAATGGAAAGAGCAGCGGGATATTCTGATGCGCCTTGTAACGGATGTATCGGATGTTGAACTGGCGCAGACAGATGCTAAGTATGCCCAATTACTCGGTGAGTTGGAGAAAGCACCGTCCACGGATGATATTCGTGCAAAATTTCAGAAAGCTCTTACAGAGTGGAAAAAGAAACAGTCAGAGATTCCGGTACGTATTGATGAAGCCGAGAAATCCAAGGTTGATGTTGACGTGGCAGAGCAGGAACTTGCAAAGGTAGATCTGGTAAGAAGAATCGCTGAATGTGACAAGAAAATGGAGAATGCCGGTAGCACGTTAGGCGATTTGAGAAGCAAGGAAATGCAGTTGCAATTTGATATGTCCGGCATTATGCAGGTCATGAATGACGAACTTTCCGCAAAACGTAGAGGTCTTGACAGTGCCAAGGATGATGCAACACGAGAGTTCAATGACTTACATAATCAGATTCAGTCTGCGGAAAATCAGATCAAGGCAAATGAGAAGACAATTTCCGATACAGATGCAGAGCGGAAAAATCTTGGTGTTGAATACAATGCAGAATTTTCCAAGGCATTTGATGAAATGCCATATCTCTTTGACGAATCCAAGTGGAAATTTGATGAATCTACAACGGTTTGTTCCTTATGTGGTCAGAAGTTGCCGCAGGATAAGATTGAGTCTCTTAAGGCTGATTTTGAGCAGAAAAAGGCAGATGCCAAGGCACGTGCCACCAAGCAGTTAGAGGATGCACGCAAAGCATTTGATGATGCAAAGGGCGCAAAACTTAAAGGTCTGATTGACAAGGGCAACGCTTGCAAGGCTGATATTGAGCGATTGACAAAGGAAAACGCCAAGTTGCAGGAAGACATTGTGGCACTCAAAGAGCAGGAATCCAAGGCACTTGCAAAGCAGAATGATTATGCAAAGCAGTTATCCGAGATCCCGGCAGAAGCTGATTATTCGCAGAATGAAGAGTATGTGAAGCTGAAAACAGAGCATGACAAGATTCTTGCTGATATTGCAAAGGTTGAATCCGAGGGCGCAGACAAGGTTGTTACTGATTTAAAAGCCGAGAAAGCCGATCTGCAGAGTCAGCTTGAAGAGGTGAACAAGGTTATTGCGCAGGCGGCTAACAATGTGGCGATTGATGATCGTATCGAAACGCTTCGTGACGAGCAGAAAGAAATCGGGCAGAAAGTTGCCGATCAGGAACAGATGCTTTATCTCTTGGAAGAGTTCATTCGTTTCAAGCTGGATAAGGTTTCAGAATCTATTAACAGCCATTTCAAGACCGTAAATTTCAAACTCTTTGAAATGCAGTTAAATGGCGGTATGAAAGATTGTTGTGAGTGTACTGTGAATGGCGTTCCGTATTCGGCTTTAAACAGTGGTCATAGAATCGTAGCCGGACTTGATATTATCCGTTCTCTTAGCGAGTTATACGGTGTAAGCGTACCGATTTTCGTTGATAACGCGGAATCGCTGAATGAGTTCAATGTGCCGGATATGGATGCACAGTTAATTCTTTTGAGCGTATCAGCGGACAAGCAGTTGAAAGTGGATGGTGTGTAGGATGAATATTGGAACATTAGGAATAATGGAACGGATGTCGCAGAAAAATAACAAAGACTTAAAGGTTTCTCCATTGTCGAATATTAAATCTGCTCATAGCGGCAGGGATGGATGGGGGAGTGTGACAATCGCTATCCCAAATGAAATTGTTACAGGATTGCTTACAAACCCAGATGGTTATATTGGCGGCTTATTGATTTGCAGCAAAGAAGAATTTGAAAAGGAAAAGAAGTTGGCAGGAGGAGAGGTAATATAGATGGGAAATGCTGTGAAATCCTACAAAGGATTTAATAAAGATATGACTTGCCGTGGCTTTCAGTACGAAGAGGGAAAGGAATACGAGGAAGAAAGCGTAGAAGTTTGCGATCATGGATTTCACGCTTGCGAGTATCCGCTGGATTGCTTGAATTATTATTCTCCAAATGAAAGCGTATACCACGAGGTAGAGCAGAGCGGAGAAATCCAGAAACATAATGATGATACTAAGGTAGCATCTACAAAAATTAAGATCGGAGCAGAAATCAGCATTGCTGGACTGGTTAAAGCTGCAATCGAATATACGGTAAAAAGAGTGAATAAGGAAGCTGAAAGTGATGAAAATCACGGAGCATCCTCGGCAACCGGATACAAGGGAGCATCCTCGGCAACCGGAAACAAGGGAGCATCCTCGGCAACCGGAGACTGCGGAGCATCCTCGGCAACCGGATACAAGGGAGCATCCTCGG